TGCATACAAATAACGCCGCAAAATTCGGCTTTGGATTTGGAGGTTGTGCGGTGGCTACCCGCGGTCGACCTCCGAAGCCCGTCGAGCAGCATCGGCGCACGGGCACGTTTGACGCCTCGCGCCACAACCGTGGCGCCTTGGTTGCGGTTGAGCCCGTGTCCTTGGAGCCGTTCCAGCGCCAGGCCGCCGACCTGTTCGCCGACATCATGCAGGCGGGCTCGGCTTGGTTTGCCCGCACTGACTCGGTGCAGCTGGCGATGCTGCGCGAGTCGCTCGAGGAGCGTGAGCGTCTGCTGCCGGTGGCCGAGTCGTCGACCGAGGCCCGCAAGCAGCTGCGCGAACTCAACCGTGAGATCGCTGACTGGCTGACTCAACTGGGTTTCAACCCGACCGCTCGGGCCCGCCTCGGGTTGGCCGAGGTGAAGGCCGCTTCGACGCTGGAGAAGTTGCAGGCGAAGCGCACCAAGTAGACGGAGCCTCCTGCGCATGGCACCTCGAAAGATCAAGGGCTGGCCGCCGGCCATCCTGACCCCTGTTCCTGCTGCGGATATCAAGCGCGGCGACGGCCCCCTAGTCACCGAATTCATTGAAGCCTTGTGCCCCCAGGTCAAGGACTCGGTCGGCGGCCGGGCTGGTGAGCCTTTGCTGCTGCGACCTTGGCAGCGCAAGCTCATGGATCACCTTTGGGCACGTCGAGCCGATCACCGCTTGAGGGCCAAAGTTGCCCTCGTCGGCTTGAGTAGGAAGAACGGAAAATCGGCGCTCGGCTCCGGCATCGCCCTCTATGGCCTGTTTATGGGTCCGCGAGGCGGCGAGGTTTACTCGTGCGCGGCTGACCGCGACCAGGCGCGCATCGTGTTCGGCGCTGCCAAGCAGATGGTGGAGATGTCGCCGGACTTGGCCGAGCAGGCGAAGTTGTATCGGGACGCCATTGAGATCCCGGCGACGGGCTCGGTGTACCGGGTGCTTTCCTCCGAGGCGTTTACCAAGGAAGGCCTGTCGCCGACGCTGGTCGTCTATGACGAGCTGCACGCCGCGCCCAACCGTGAACTCTGGGACGTAATGACGCTGGCCCAGGCCGCGCGCTATGACGCCTTGACGCTGGCTATCACGACGGCGGGTGTGCGCACGGACTCCACCGGACAGGACTCAGTGTGTTACGGCCTGTACCAGTACGCGCAGCGGGTCGCGGCCGGCGAGGTCGAGGACCCGTCGTTCTTCGGCGCTTGGTGGCAGGCCGACCCTGACTGCGACCACCGCGACCCGAAGAATTGGCAGATCGCCAACCCTGGCTACGGCGACATCCAAGACCCAGAGGATTTTGAGTCCTCGGTAAAGCGGACCCCGGAGGCGGAGTTCCGCACCAAGCGCACCAACGTGTTCGTGTCCTCTCAGCAGGCTTGGTTGCCGCACGGCTCTTGGGATGAGTTGCCGACGATGTCGCCGGTGGATGACGGCACCCCGGTCGTGCTCGGCTTTGACGGTTCGTTTTCTGGGGATACGACGGCGATTGTCGGCGTGACGATTGAGGAGACCCCGCGCGTCTGGCTGGTCGATATGTGGGAGAAGCAGCCTACCGACCGTGATGACTGGCGGGTGGACATTGGCGGCGTTGAGGCTCGGATCTTGGAGACGTGCGGCCGGCTCAATGTGGTTGAGGTTGCGTGTGACCCTTACCGCTGGCAGCGGTCGATGGAGGCGCTGGCCGAGGCAGGGGTTCCGATTACTGAGTACCCAAGCTCGAGCCCAGCTCGCATGGTCCCATCGACGGCCAAGTTCTTTGACGCGGTGGTATCAGGCCAGGTCGCGCACGATCATGCTCCCGCTCTTGCCCGCCACTTGGACAACTGCGTCATCAAGACCGACCAAAAAGGGCCGCGGGTAGTCAAGGAGCACCGCGGCTCTCCTCGCAAGATTGACGCCGCAGTTGCGGCGATCATCGCTTTTGACCGGGCTACCCATCGCCGCGAGGCGGAGCCCGAAGCACCTGTCGCCAGTTTCTTTTCAGTCTAGGAGCCATATGCGCATCGCACTTGCTTTGCAAATTGCTGGCTGCGCTGCGCTCATTGTCGGGTGCGCCCTTGTGGCGCCTTGGCTCGGTTTCGTTGTCGCTGGGGTCTGCGGCCTGGCTTTCGGTGTTGCGCTTGAGAGAGGCCTCTGATGCTCGGTAACTTGTTCGGCGGTCAGCCGATGGAGGAGCGGAACCTCTCCTACCAGCAGGTCTGGGGTTCCGGCATTGACGTGTCGGGGTTTGCTACTTGGTCCGGCACGGTTGTCAACCAGAAGAACGCCCTCGAGATTGGTGCGGCCTACGCTTGCGTGCGGCTGCTGTCGGACACGATCTCGACTCTGCCGGTGGACACGTTCATTCGGCGTGACGGCAACCGGCTCCCCTATCGGCCGCGGCCGGCTTGGGTGTACGAGCCCGAGGGGCCAGGGTCGAGCCGCATTGAGTATTACAAGCAGATCGTCGTGTCCATGCTGCTGTCGCATGGCGCGGTGGTGCAGATCCTTCGCAGCGGTGCTGGCGAGATCGTTGCGCTTCAGCCGCTCGATCCGACCCGTGTGGACATTCGCCGGAACCCGGCGACGCGCCTGCGCGAGTTCGTGATTGACGGGGGCCAGGCCGTGCTGCCCGGTGAGGACGTGCTCTACATCCCCGAGATGCGCCGACCTGGCTCGCTCAAGGGTGTGAGCCGGGTGGACGAGCTGAAGCAGACGCTCGGCTTGGCGAAGGCGCTGGATGAGTTCGCGTCGCGCTACTTCTCCAACGGTGCCAACACTTCGGGAATGATTGAGTTCCCTGGCAATCTGACGCAGGAGCAGGCGAAGGATCTGGTCGACGCGTTTGAGGCTGGGCACAAGGGGCTGAAGAAGGCTCACCGTCCGGGTGTGTTGTCGGGTGGGGCGAAGTTTGTGAAGACGGGCTCGGATGGCGAGCAGGCTCAGATGCTTGAGAGCCGCCAGTTCGCGGTTGAGGAAGTGGCGCGCGTGTTTCGGGTGCCGCCGTCCATGATCGGGCTGAACACTCCCGGCGCCATGTCCTACGCCTCGGTGGAGCACAACGCCATCCAATTCACCCGCTACTCCCTCACCCCGCTCATCGCCGCCATCGAGGAGGCCCACAACCGCCTCCTGCCCGGCGACGTCTTCCTGCGCGTCAACATGGACGGGCTCCTTCGCGGTGACTCGGCTACGCAGGCTTCCGTGTTCTCTACGGCGTTGCAGGCCGGGTACATGAGCGTCAACGAGGCCCGCGGCTTGATGGATCTTCGCCCGGTTGACGGGGGCGACGCGCCGCGCGTGCCGCTCGCCAACATTGCAGTCAACTCAGCCAGCATTGTTGAGGAGCGCGAGCGCGTCGAGATGGCGTCCAAGCTTGTGCAGTCGGGCTACGACCCGGCCGATGTGCTGTCCGCGCTCGGCCTGCCAGCAATGGCCCACACCGGCCTGGCGTCGAACCAGTTGCAGCCGGCCGAGAACGCCCAGGTCTAGGAGGGCCGATGAGCAAAATGGAAACCCGCACCTTCACCGTCGATGACCTTGAGGTCCGCGAAGCCCCCGAAGGTATGAGCTTCGAGGGATACGCGGCGGTGTTCAACTCCCCGAGCGAGCCCCTGCCGTTCACCGAGACCATCGCCCCTGGTGCTTTCGCCCGGTCGCTCAAGTCCCGCAACAACGTCTTCCTCCTCGTCAATCACGACGCGGCGCGCCCCTTGGCGTCAACCCGCTCCAAGACGATGACGCTCGAGGAGGACGGCCGCGGTCTGCTGGTCAAGGCGACACTGCCCGACACGACTGACGGCCGCGACCTTGCGGTGCTGCTCGGTGGCGGCGGCAACCCGCGCGTAATTGACTCCATGAGTTTCGGCTTCTCTGTTCCTCGCGGCGGCGACAAGTGGAACGAGGACGGCAGCCAGCGCACCCTTCAGCAGGTCCGCCTGCATGAGACCAGCATCGTGACCTTCCCGGCTTACCAGGCCACGAGCGCCGCGGTGCGCAGCCTGGACATGCTGGCCGAGGCCACGGGCGAGGACGCCGATGCACTCAATGGCGCGCTTGAGGCGCTTGAGCGCGGGGCGACCTTGACCCTTGACCAGGCTGGCCTGTTGTCTGCTGTGGTGGCGAAGTTGTCGCCGGAGCCGCAGCCCGAGCCTGTGGTTGAGCCGGTGGCGCACGACGCCAGCCAAATCAACCTGCTCAAGACCAAGCTCGACCTGGCCTTCAAGGCCTGAGACTTCCTGGCCGCGCGAGCCGCGGCTAGGTCCCCGCTCTGAGGAGCCTCGGCGGGATTCGCAAGAAACACCTGCGCAATCCAACAAACCGAGACCCCAGAAAGGGGTGAACTAAGTTGTCCGAGTACCTGAAGAAGCTCGTGGAGGATCGCCAGTCGGCGTACCACGCAGCGAAGGCGAAGATGGACGAGGCCGCCGCTGAGAGCCGCGACCTGTCCACCGAGGAGCGCGAGTTCGTCGACCGCACGTTCGCGGAGCTTGACGAGAAGCGCACCATGATCGACACCCTCATCACCGCTGAGAAGCGTGAGGCTGAGATCGCCGAGGCCATGCGTGGCGTCGCAGATGTCGCCCGCCCGGTCGAGGCCCGCACCGCTGCGGCCGAGTCCGACGCCGACATCCTTCGTCAGCTGCTCGCTGGCGAGCGCCGCGCCTACTCCTTCCAGTTTGAGAAGCGCGACATCGCCAAGACCAGCAGCAACGCCCCCGTGCCCACGTCGTTCTCAGACGTCGTCATCGACCAGGCCCGCCTCGTCGGCCCGATGCTCGACCCGACCGTCGTCACCGTCCTCAACACGGGCTCCGGCGAGGACCTTGTCCTTCCGTCGCTCGCGTCCTGGTCAACGGCCGGCTTCGAGGCTGAGGCCGCCACGATTGACGAGTCGGACCCGACCTTCGGCAAGACCACGCTCAAGGCCTACAAGTACGCCTTCATCGTGCAGGTCTCGCAGGAGTTCCTGGCCGACAGCAACATCGACGTCATTGGCTTCCTCGGCCAGCAGGCCGGCAACGCCATTGGCTACGCCGTAAACGACAAGCTGACGCTTGGCACTGGCACGGTTGAGCCGAACGGTATCGCCGTCGCTGCTGCGGCTGGCGTGACCGGTGGCACCGCCACATCGACGATGGGCACGGGCGGCTTCACGGCCGACAACCTCATCGACCTCGTTTACTCGCTCGATGGTGCGGCTCGCCGCCTCCCCGGTTTCGGGGTCATGGCGAACGGCTCCAGCATCGGCGCCATGCGCAAGCTCAAGACGTCGTCGGGTGACTACGTCTTCGTGCCCAGCATCCAGCCCGGAACCCCGGACTCGATCCTCGGCTACTCGCTGATTGAGAACCCGGCAATGGCCTCGGTCGCCTCTGGCGCCCGCTCCGTTATCGCCGGTCACTTCCCGTCGTACTACGTCCGCACCGTGGGCGGCATCGACGTGGCCCGC